CCGGTCAACACCGGGAACGTGGCCGGCAGCCCGGCAAGCCCCACGACCACGGCCACGGCTCAGGGGCTTTTGCAAAGCGACGGGGGGTTCTAGCGATGATCCAAATACCTCTTCAAGCCGTCCCGGCGCAAACGCTGGTGATAAATCTGAACAACCAAAATGTTCAGATCGCCGTCTACCAGAAGCCGGAAGGGTTGTTCGTGGACATCAACCCGAACGGAACGGACATCGTGACTGCCGTCCTGGCCCTGAACGGAGTCCCTTTGGTTTGCCGGGAGTACATGGGATTCCAGGGCAACATTATGTTCGTGGATACCCAGGGGACAAGCGATCCGACATACGCCGGCCTCAACACGCAGTACGAGCTGATTTACTATGTCTAGCTTCACAAACAAAAAGCAGCTCAAGTTCGTCATCTCGCTTGGCGTCGGCACGTTCGGGTCGAGTTCCGACAACGCGATTACGCTCCACGGGTTCCGGGCGGTTGTGGATATCGACCGTGCCGGCGGTGCCATGATGGCGACCATGCAGGCCCGGATTTACGGCGTCTCGATTTCCCACATGAACAGCATTACCACGCTGCTGTACCAGCCCAGAAATGAATACTACCAGCCGAATACGATCAAGGTCTACGCGGTAGACGGGGCTTCTGAGTCAATGGTTTTCACTGGAAACATCATCCAGGCCTGGGGAGAGTTCCGGGGGATGCCGGACGTGTACCTGCATATTCAATCGCAGGCCATGTATTTTGATAAATTGAAGGCTGTTCCGCCCCGGAGTTTCCAGGGACAAATCGACATTGCAACCGCTATATCTCAAATTGCCAATGATCTTGGACTTAATTTTGAAAACAACGGAGTTTCTGTTCAGGCTGAAAACATCTACATTGCCAATACCGCGATAGAGCAGGTTCAAGAACTCGCCAGAATGGCCGGATGTGAACTTTATATCGACAACACCACCTTAGCGATTACCCCCAAGGGAAAGCCGCGCAGCTCTCAGACTGTCCCGATTATTTCAAAAGATACCGGACTTGTCGGATACCCCACTTTTGACGGAAACGGAATCATTTTCAAGATGCTTTTCGACCCCGGCGTGAAATGGGGTGCGAATATCCAAATGCAAAGCGATTTAACCCCGGCGAATGGAACATGGAAAGTTTTGTCTATGTCGTATCGGCTGGAAAGCGAATGCCCTGGGGGCGAGTGGTTTGCAATCGTGAGGTGTTCAAATTTTGCCCTCTAATCCAAGCAACGGCGTAGCCTCAGGCGGCATGACTCCCCAGATCAATTATGGGGACTACAACGCCATTTCCTTCGCCATTCAGCAGGCGCTTGGAAAAATGCAGACGGCCACGCTGGTCAAGATAGTTTCCTGCACCAATGACGGAGACCTTTCCCCGGTTGGCATGGTGGACGTTCTACCATTGGTGAACCAACTCGACGCGAACGGACAGCCCACGCCCCATATCACCGTCCACAAACTTCCTTATATGCGAGTCCAGGGCGGATCAAACGCCGTCATCATGGACCCGCAGCCGGGAGACATCGGCCTGGCCGTATTCGCCTCCCGAGACATTTCAAAGGTCAAGAACACCAAGAACCAGGCCAACCCAGGAAGCTGGCGGCAGTACAGTTTTTCTGACGGAATCTACATGGGCGGTATGCTAAACGGAACTCCAACCCAATTTATTCAATATCTTCCGTCCGGGATTAATATAACTTCTCAAGTTGGCTCTATAGGTGTTAATATTACTGCACTTGTTGGGAATGTAAGACTGCAAGCCGGAACCACCACAACCCTGACTTTATTAAAAGATTCAGATATTGTTTTGACAGATGGCGCAAGAACTATGATCCTTGGTACGGACGGGACTTCATCAATTACTGACGGTGAAAGCACAATATCTCTGAATGGAAACAAAACTATTGCGGTAATTGCCCCCATTTCTGTGGTCGTAAACAGTCCTTTGACTACATTTTCCGGAAACGTAATAGTGGACGGGACTATCAATGGAATATAGTACAATGCTTCTCGACGTTCCAGCATGGGACTTAACGACGGACGCCTTTGGCAACATCGCCACGACCACGCCACCCTATGCGCTTGAGCAAGACGTGGCCAGCGCGGTCCGTCTCTTCCTCGGGGAACTCTGGTGGGACACGACGCAGGGAGTCCCATACTTCCAAGACGTGCTCGGCCACCTGCCGCCCGCCGCTCTTTTGAACGGCTACATCGCTCAGGCGGCCTTGACGGTCTCGGGCGTTGTCCAGGCGCAAAGCACAATTACCGAGTTCAGCGGGCGCACCGTTCGGGGCCAGATCAACTTTATAGACGAAAACGGGAGTCAGCATAATGTGTCCTTCTAGCGTTCCCGAGCTTTCATGGACCCCCGCAGGTCTTGTTCTCCCCCTGGAGACGGACATCCTGGCAGGCGTCCAGGCCGACATCAATGCAGCTTTCGGCGGCGTTCTCAACCCTGGCCTATCAACTCCGCAGGGTCAGCTTGCCTCAAGTGAAGCGGCGATCATCGCGGACAAAAACAGCCAGATAGCGTACATCACGAACCAAGTAGACCCGCAATACGCCCAGGATCGCTTTCAAGATGCTATCGGACGCATCTACTTCCTGACGCGCAACCCGGCCACCGCAACCGCCGTGCAATGCGTCCTGACCGGCCTTGTGGGCGCTGTTATCCCGGCCGGAACATTCGCGCAGGATACCAACGGAAACACCTACGCCGCAACGCAGACCATCACCATCGGCGCGGCCGGGACGGTCGTGGGTGAGTTCCAGAACATCGTCACCGGGCCTATTCCTTGCCCGGCGGGGACACTGACGCAGGTTTACCAGGCTATCCCCGGATGGGACAAAATCAACAACTTATCGGCGGGAGTGATAGGGCAGAACGTCGAATCCCGGTCAGACTTTGAACTGCGCCGGTCGAACTCCGTTGCGGCCAACGCCCACGGAAGCGTCCAGGCGGTCTACGGGGCAGTTTTCAGTGTTACCGGAGTGCTCGACGCCTATGTGCTGGATAACCCGTCCAGCGTCCCTTTGATCGTCGGTCCGACCAATTACACGTTGCTTCCCCATTCCCTGTACGTGGCCGCAGTCGGCGGTATCGCGGCGGATATCGCAAACGCCATCTGGACGAAAAAAGATATCGGATGCGACACAAACGGAAACACCACAGTCGTGGTTGTTGACCCTTCCGGGTATAGCAACCCAAAGCCGTCGTATAACGTCAAATTTGAAGTCCCTACCCCGTTGCCGATTTTATTCGCGGTCAATATCGCCAATAGCCCGTTACTGCCCGCGAATATCGCATCTCTGGTCCAGGCCCAAATCATCGCGCAATTCAATGGGACCAATGGCAACTTGCGCGAGCGCATCGGCGGCGAGATTTTCGTATCTCGGTATTACGGGCCGGTTTCTTCGGCTGACCCCAATGTGTCGGTTGTCTCAATTCAAATCGGGACTTCAACCGCCAACCTCAATACATTGCAAGTTGGGATAGACCAGGTTCCCATTGTCAATACGTCAAATATCGCGGTCACTTTGGTTTAGGCAGGTAAACCATGAAAGACGTACTACAAACGGTCATAAGCCAATACGGCAATAGCCCGAGGCTCTTGCAACTTATCAACGACCTGAATCAATACATTGATCCAAGCGTTGACATCGACAACTTTTACAATACCGTTTGGAATATTGAGACGGCGCAGGGTTTTGGGCTGGATATCTGGGGGCGGATTTTAGGGGTCAGTCGTAATTTACAAGTTCCAGACAACCCAGATTATTTCGGTTTTTCGCAAGCTTCCCCGGGGTGTTTTCCTTTTAATCAGAAGTCATTTTACGAAGGAACGCCCCCACTAACAAAGACATATCAAATGTCTGATGATTATTTTAGGAAGCTACTATTGGCAAAAGCGTTATCGAATATAACTGCAACCAATGCTCTGGCGATAAACATGATAATACAATATATATTCGCTGGACGTGGTGTTGCTTATTGCAGCGACATTGGCAACATGATGATGCGTTATACCTTTGAATACCAATTGCAACCATTTGAAATAGCGATAACCAGGCAGACTAAGATTTTCCCTGTCCCTTGTGGTGTTAGGGGTTTTGTTTTTAATAGTAAATTACCACTGTTTGGATTTTCCCAGGCGGGAATACGTTCAGCAACTACATTCGGGTTTGGTGTTTTTTTACCAATAGGAGCAGATTATGCGATCAACTGATGAGCCGACTAAAATGGTTTTGCCGTTCGCGGCAGACACCGCGTTGAAAAACACCATTCCCGTTGCTTCTCAAATCGGGATCACCCCAGGTGCGGCCTCATATACGGACGGATTTCCGCCCTTGAATTTTTTGGACCCTATCCTTGCCGGTGGCAAACCGCCTGACGGCAAGGATATGAACGGAATCTTGAACGCGGCTACGGCCTTGGGCGTCTGGTTCTCCTTTGGGGCCGGGTTTGCTTACGATCAGGCCCAAGCCTCAAATGCGCTCATTCCTGGCTACCCGGCGGGCGCTCGCGTCATGCGAACCGACAAGACCGGATACTGGATCAATACCATCGACAACAATTTGACCGATCCCGAGTCCATTACCCCGGGCGCAGCGGCGGCGGCCGGCTGGGTCCCCGACACCACCAACGGGGTGGCCTCAGTTGCGATGTCCAGCACCAACGTGACGCTGACCCCGGTGCAGTATGGCAAGCCGATGATCGCCCTCACGGGAACCCTTACGGCCAGCCTAAACTTGGTTTTTCCGAACATTGCGGGCTCATGGATCGTGACGAACAACTGCACCGGGGCGTACACGGTGACGTGCAAAACCGCATCCGGGACCGGCGTGGCCTTGAACGCCGGCCAGACCCTTACCGTTTTCGGAGACGACACCAATATTTATCCTGTCGGGTACTCCCCGAGCATCGCCCAAGCGCCCTACACAGTGCCGGAGTCCGATGCCAACGGTACAGTGTCCAACTACATGAAGGGCGGGACGCTGTACGGCTACGGGAAGAATGTTTTTTCTCTCGGGACGTTGACCGCCAGCAACGCCGCGATCAGCTTGTCGAATGCGACCGTTTTTACTGCGGGTCTCTCGTCTGGCTTAGTCCCGGGCAAAATCAACTGGACATTTCTCAATCCGCGTCCATTGGGGTTGATGACGGAGTTTGAAATTCATCTGACCAACGGAGGCCTTTGTTCCCAGAATTTTTTGAACTCGATGATGTGGCCCGCCGGTAATGCTCCATCCTGGTCCAGCAGCGGCCTCGATATTGTCAAGATTTCCACCAGTGACAGCGGCAATAGCTATCAAGCGACGATTGTTGCCCTCAATTTGCAGGTGTCACCCGTTGCTACCGGGGAACTGGGTGCGCTTCTGGCGCTGACCAGTCAAGGCGCGGTGGAAATTTCAAGCAACACCACTTTGTATAACGCATTATCGATCGACGGTTTTTACCGTGCTAAATTTTCCAGTCTGACCATTGATGGCGGAGCGACACTCACCCTCGCTAACCGGGGTGTTATGTCCATCCTGGTTACGGGAAACTGCGTCATTAATGGCACTATCAGCATGTCCGCGAAGGGGGCTATCGGCACGGGCCAGCCCGTTTCCTACTCCTCGGGCGGTGGTCCGATCAAAACGATCATTGCGGCCATCGGAGGCGCGGGCGGTGCCGCCCAGGGTGCTAACGGCGCGGTCCAAACAAATGCAAGTGGCAATCCCGGGGCGGCCGGGTCCGTGGGGCAATCCGGTGGCGGCGGCTCTGGCGGTGCATTTAATCAGAACGCCTCCTATCTATTTTCTGGTGCCGGAGGCAACGGAACTTCGTTCTCCGGGGGGCCGGGCGGCGGCGGGCTATTGGTGTATGAGGATAGTTCTGATGATTATCCCCCCACTCCGGGGTCAAATACCGGAGGATCGGGAGGATCGGGCGGCGGGCAGTTCAACGCCCCTAGTTCCGGAGGCGCTGGAAATCCCGGCGGAACGTCTCCAAATGGGGGTTCTACGGGCGGAACCGGGACAGGAGGAACCATTTTACTGTTTGTCCAGGGAAACCTCACGGTAGGGCCGACCGGATCACTCATTGCCGCTGGTGTGTCCGGGGGAACATGCGGTGGCGGCGGCGGCGGCGGTTCAGGTGGCGGATTAATACAGGTTTTTTATGGTGGAACATTGTCTTATTTGGGCAGCATGTCTGCCCCTGGTGGTGCGGGCGGCGCCTCCACCGGGAATGGCGCGACCGGTGGTGCTGGTGGTGCAGGGAATTGCCGCTTAACGACCATATAGCGAGGTGAGACGTAATGGCTATCATTCTGCTGCATGACGAGCTTAACGCGCAATCAAGGGCATTTCTGGCCCAATACGGGCCATCCTTCGACTCCGTGCTGACCACGGATAGACAGGGGAGTCATCCTTGGCCCCAGGTGCAGGGCTATCCGTCCGTGTTGTTCGATATTCCGGCGCATGTGGTCCCAGCCTCGGGGAACATTCCGGCTCACAGTGTCCCCGCCGGGAAGGGGTTGATCTATAACCCGCCGGATTTTGCAACGGTCCAGGCGGAAGTGGCCCGGCGTAGTGCAGGGGATTAATGCTTGACAACCTTGGCGTGGTATTATGGATATTATGGATATTATTCCTCCGCTACTCTGTAGCTGATCGATATGAGGGTATGTATATGAGCGTCCAATCGGTCAACGTTACCTGTACGATATTGGATTCCTCTGGGATTCCGGTGTCGAACGCGAACATTGTTTTTCAGCTTATGCGGACGGCACTGACCCCCGGCGGCGTCCTACTCTCCACGAATGTATCGGTAACGACCAATTCAAGCGGCGTGGCCGTTGCACAGCTCTACACCTATGCCTACTGCGAGTCGCCTTATATGGTGTTTATCTCGTCCTCGGGCAATCAATACCATGCGCAAGGGACGGCGCAGGTGTTGAATCAAGATTGTACGCTTGACGAGATTTTTCAGCCAAGCGGAAATCCCCCGGTTTCGCTGTTGGAAACCACGCTCTCGGAATGCCAGCAATGCGTCTCGAACGCTCAACTGTCGGCGGCGGCGTCTCTAATGTCCGAGGAGGTTAGTGAAAGTTCCGCATCTAATGCGTCGCTTTCGGCGGTTGCGGCGGTTGGAAGTGCGGGCGATGCGGGGAGAAGTGCAGTTGCGGCGGCTCTTTCAGCTATCAACTCCGCAAGTGCGGCATCCAGCGCGGCGTCTTCGGCCGGAACGGTCACGGCCGTCCTGGCGTCCTTCCACGCCTTGTATTTCGGGGCCTACGCCTCGGACTCGGCCGCCAACGCGAGCGGCTACACGGCCGCCGTGGGCAGCGAGTATTTCAACACCACGGAAAACAAGCTGCGCGTGGCGGCCTCGATTTCACCGACCGTTTGGGCCGACTACGACGCCGCCGCCCAAACCGATGTGACCAACGCGGCCCTGTCGGCCACGGCGGCGTCCGGGAGCGCGAGCGCGGCGGCCACCAGCGCGGCCAATGCCTCCACCAGCGCGGCCAACGCGGCTGGCAGCGCCACATCGGCGGCGGGATCGGC